ATTACACTTTGGGAGTATCCAGATCCGCATTCCCGCTATGTTCTGGCGGTGGATCCGTCACAAGGCATTGAGGGAGGAGATTGGACAGTAGGCTACGTGATGAATGTAGAGACCGGAGATCAGGCAGCTGAGTTCAGGGCCACGATTGACATTGACCTGGCCACTGACCAGCTGGAATGGCTCGGGATCTACTACAACAAAGCCCTCACCGGGATCGAGATGAACGCTGGCTATGGTGTCCCCATTTTGAGACACATAGCGGACCGAAACACTCTACCTCTGTACGAGGGGTTGATCCTTGATCGACAAACCAGGCAATATACACGGAAACCTGGCTGGTACACGACCCGAAGAACCAGGCCAGCGCTTATCGCCGAGATGCGAGAAGCAATCCGAAAAGAGCGATGTCGAATCAAGTGCCTACTCACTCTGGACGAGTGCAGAACTCTACACGAAGATGAAACTGGACAAATACGGGCTCGACCTGGATTCCATGACGATGGACCCCTGGCGTATGCAATCTGCTGCACCCTCCGAAATTCTGTCCTTGGACTTGACAGGATCAAGCTTGAGGAGGATCGAAAGACTAACAACTTTGTGTTACAGCTTCATAGACGAGCTAGAAGGCAGGAGCTGAATGAGAAGAGGCCCAAGTTTGAGACTCGCCATGTGGTGAAACCCAAGTTCGTCAGGGGCGTGCCTACGCTGATTGACGGGAGACGGAGCGTGATTGGATGAGCCCAGTGTACAGGTATAAGTGCATGAAGGAGAGAGGTGGCTGTGATACGGAGTGGAATGACTCCAAACCCATCCACGCTCGCCACGACGTCATGTGCGCGTATTGCAGCGCCACAGCCAATGAGGCCATCTGGGTGGATCCCGTATCCCGTAAGCGTAAACCCGTGGTGGAACTACTGTTACCAGATCGGGTTCATGTGATCAGCGATATAGACTGGCAGGACGGGCGTACAGGGGACCCTGTTGAGATTCCATCACTTGGCCCAGGCCACAAGGTCTCCAGCCGCTCAGAGCTCACAGAGGACCTGAAACGGCTCCGAGAGGCGTATTTCGAGCAGACGGATGGCCCTAAGGAGATCACCAAGCATTACAGGAAGGATCCGAATGACCCAGAATCTCCCATCGTCGAAGAAAAAGTGACTAAGTACCGCAAAGGTATTGACTTAGGGGAGATTCATCCTGTAGATGATTTGCCAGCGGTTCTGAATGACCCGGCCTCATCCTTCGAGCCGGGGAAGAAGCTGAGTGAGACTGAGAAGGACCTAGAGAAGCGGGTAGGGAAGCCGGATGAGCCTCCTAAGCCCAAGGGGCGGGGAAGACCTAAAGGGGCCAAGGATAAGGCCCCTCGGAAGAAAAGAGTGGGGGGACATGGCTAAGAAGAAGCCGATGACAGCCACAGAAGCTCAGGAAGCCCTGGCCAAGCGTATGAGCCAGGAAAACCGCACCAGGCGGGAAATCCATGCCGAGATCAAGAAGCTCAAGGCTGAGTCCCGTAAGGGGCCGCCCAAGAAAGCCAAGAAGACCAGTGGGGACTGGAAGAACAAGTGAGCGAGAAACCTGGTGATTGGTACTGCGAGTGGGATTCTTATGGGTCTAATACCGGTGGCGGAGATATCACCAAAGAAGTTCTTAGGGGCATTGCTGCAAGCATAGCCCTCAAAAACAAAGTATCGGGGGATGGGCAGATGGGTAAGTGTCAACGACAGAATTCCAGCCCAAGGGATTTAAGCGGGAGCACGTAGGCGGCTTCCAGCGTAACAGTCCCAACCTCTTTGTAGTTCCTACCGAACCGGAAGGGCCTCCACGGGACGGTCGTCCCGAAAATGAGCTGGTCGAGTGGGCCGAGGCTGCCTTCCGAATAGCTAAAGATTACCGTGACAACGCCTTAGGGATGATCGACCGATGGCGAACCTATCGGTCGTGGTATCTCAATGCTGGGGGTACTTGGAGAGGGCTCGGTGCCCGGTCGTTGACGTATGTCAACATGATCTACGAGAAGATCGAAAAGCTCACTGCTGACATTACCGAGGGTCGCCCAGCATTCCTCTATTCTCCTCACACGCCTCGGGATGTCCCAATGACCGAGGTGCTAAATGACGTAGTACCATTCATTTGGGGTGCTCAGAACCTCAACCAAATCTACTTCCATTCAATCAAAGCCGCTTTAATGTATGGCACTTGGTACTGGAAAGTGCTCCATGACCCAAGATTTGGTCGAATCGGTTCCGTTGAACGCGTCAAAGAGGTCCCATGTTGGCAAATCTTCCCAGCTCCCTATGCCAACAATCTGGATGATGCCCCTTGGATCATTGAGGTTTCTGTCCGGACGGTAGGTGAGCTTGAGAATGACTACGGCAAGCGAGTCCCCCCAGAAATGGCCGTCAGGGACGACCTCTTCCCCAGAATCGAAGAAGATTTGACACACTATAACCCCGTGGGACGGGTAACGGGCGTCACCACGGGGGTCGATGGGCCAGGCACGGCCACTGGAGATATCGTCCAGGGTATCCCGGATACTTTCTATGCGGGCAAGGGCACGATGCAGGGACTCGTACTCCAAAAGGAGATGTGGGTCCGGGACGGTACGCTTTCCAGTCAATACTGGTGGGATGACAAAGACGGCCTCGGGGTAGGTGAGCTCCGTAAAACCTACGGCCTCAAATACCCTGGGGGGAGAGTCATATCCTGGGCGAATGGAGTGCTTCTCTATGATCGTGAGAACCCATATCGTGATGGTCGATTCCCATACTCCAAATTCGTGGACATTTCTATCCCCGACTTCTGGTACGGAATGGGCGAGGTGGAGTCACTCATCAATCTCCAGCTACTCCACGACGACACACACGAGATTATCAAGCAAGTTCATCTCTACACCGCACTGGGACGACTCATCGTCGATGAAGGCACCGGCCTCTCGGAAGACACGATGGGTAATGAAGTTGGTGAAATCTGGTTCGTCAAGCCAGGGACCTCAGACCGCGTAAAGTGGCTGCCAGGGAGTGTGCCACATGGAGAGTTCTACAACTATATCAGCACTCTTGAGAGGTCAGCTGATCTTGTCACTGGATCACACGATGTCACGCGAGGAATTAACCCGTCTGGGGTCACTGCTGGAAGAGCGCTTGCAACCCTACAAAATGCAGCTGGAATACGAATTCGAGCCCGCCTCAATGACATTGAAGCTGGTCTTGTTCAGACCGGAAGATTACTTGCCTCCAGAGTCCAGCAGTTTTGGCCTGCTGATATGGCTATTCGGGTTGCTGGCAGACACAAGGTCCAAGCTATTGGAGATGAGTCCTTCCAATTCCGGGACATCTTCCTCTCCCCAGAAGACCGAGAAGCCAGCTTCAACGTAGAGGTCAGCGCCACCGCGAACATTGCCCAGCTCCGTCAGGCTGAGTTCCAGAATCTCCTGATGATGGCGCAGCTCGGTATTCCGATCTCTCCTGAAACGCTAGTTGAAACACTGGATCCTCTCCAGAAGGAGAAGATCCTGGCCGACATGGCAGTCCTTTCAGCACAGAGAGGGGTGCCTCCACAGGTCCCAAGTGGACCACCTCAACCACAGGGGGCACCGCAATGAACCTAAAGGCCCTCTTTGCTGGGATTCTACTAGCCGGACTGGTGACATTGCTATCCGGGTGGTCCAGTAGGGTTCTAGTAAGAGGCACAGACTTCGAATGCTTCAATAGCGCTTCTGGTGGAGCAGACTCCTCAATTACATTCGATACGGGCCGTGCGTATCTGCAATTCAGAGCAAGTGGAGCCTGTACGCTGTATGTCCTCTCCCCTTCCACTGCGTCCGGAGATTCCACCAGAATTATTACCCCAGCTGGCGTGTCCACGACAGTTAGTGTGCCCCCGCTAAGGGAAGGAGCAACTGGCGCAACCATAATTGCCGGGGTAGCTACATCTTGGACCCTTATCACTGCGAGGTAATGATGAAGAACGCACAGATATCCAGCTTTCTGGCTGGCGCGCTCCTCATCATTCTTGCAGCCGTCACAACAGGCAGCTGGAGTAGCTTTAACGTGGTGACGGGAGTCAATCTTGAGGGGCATTCCTATAACGTAGGGGATACGACCATTGTCTTTAATCCAAATCCGATTTGGATATCATTTGCATCT